CCCCGCGCCGTAAGCCGCTGCGTCGCCACCGGCCGCGCCGCCGGCCGCTCCGGCCCCCGCGCCACCGGCCGCGCCCGCCGCGCCGGGTGCGCCGCCGCCGCCCTTGAACCATCCCGAGGACACGCCAGCGCCGAGCACGGAGCCTCCGGCGCCGAGCACGGACCCGAAGATCCCCGCGCTGCGCGCGGCCGCGGCCTGCTGCGCCGCGCTGTTCGCGTTGATGACGGCCGTTTGCCCCTGCATTTGAAGGGCCGCATTCTGATAGCCAGCCTGCATCGCGGCCTGCTGCTCCTGAATTGACGAATGGAGCAGGCCCATCGATCGAGCATCGTTGATCTGTCGCGAAGAAAGCTCGTTCTGAGAGATCAACCCCTGCTTCCCGACGTCCTGCCCGCGCGCCTGAAAGTCGCCAGCGCGCATTGCGTTGTACAGCGCGCCCGCTTCCTGCCGCGCCTGTGCCATCTCCTGAGCGCGAAGCTGGGCGGCCTGTGCGTTGACCGCCTGCCCCTGCGTCGCGGCTGACCGCTGCGCGGCCGCCTGTGCTGCGATGCCCGCGCCAGCGCCACCCCTCGCGCTCGCCGCGACGTTTAGCGCTTGCTGCGTGGACGACTGCAAGCCTTGCTGCAGCTGCATTTGGGCCACGCTCGGCACCTGCCCATTCATTGCATCCTCAAGGCGCTGCCCGAGCGCCTCTTGTCGCTGGCGCGCCTGCAACTGGCGCTCGTAATCGGCCTTCTCCTGACTCCAATCGAGCGTAGGGGACTTCCGCGCGTCCGCCGCGGCTCGCTCCCCCTTGTAGTCGGTCCCGGTGTGGTCGTACGAGAACGGCGTGAAGCCGGGGGCGGACTGCTCCCCGACCGGATTCCCCTGGTCGTCCAGCATCCCGCCGACCATACCGCCCACGCGCGAGCCGAGGTACCCACCGGCGATGGCCCCAACCGGACCGAAGCCCGAACCGAGAGCAGCGCCTCCGACCCCGCCACCGATGCTGCCAGCCGTTCCGAAGAGTCCCATGTTCTTACCCTTTGTTCGTCGCGGGCAGACGGGCCCCCGCTGGTTTCACCGCAAGCTCGAATTGGAGCGCTGCGAGCTCGTACCCGTCGGGGCTCACGGTGGACGTTCCGACGGGTGAATCGTAAATCCGCACCCGGAGAGCGCTCGACTTCTGCCGCGCGAGGTGCGCCTGTACACGCTCGACGGGGAGACCTTCGATCGGGTCGAGGATACCAGCGGACCACGCTACCGACTGCACGATGGCTGGATCGTAGTCGACGCTCAGATCCGCATACAGCGTGTGCGCTGAGAGTTTCTCCCCGGTGACCGTCATCCGTCGCACGCGCTGGAATCCGGAAATCCCGCCCACGTGGATCCATGGGGTTTCGATCGTCATGGGAAAAAACTCCCCCGCGTCTGTACCCGTTTCCGTTGGGTCGGATTCGACCATCAAACCGGAGTATGACGTGGCCTGTACCCACTTGCCGCGCCAGAGGGTGAACGCGCGGGCAGACGTTGGCGACGGCGCCGGAGGATCCCCACCGGAGCGACCATAGGCAACTTCGGTCGTCCACGCGTTCATGTGCCAATCGAACACGACGTAGCGGTTTACGCTTGTCCCGTAATCCAATAGGAACTTGATCCGTTGCCTGGCGCTATCGACCACGGCACGGATGACGGTCGCGCCACGGGTCTCGTCTTGTACCGGCGCCCCGATGTCCTCCACTACCAGGCCCGCGTTGATGACGCGAAGCCCGTTTGCGCTCTGGAAGATGCACCCGCCGGGGTAGACAACGACCGAGCGCCCGTCCACGCACCCCGTGTCCGCCGTCACCAGGTAGGGACCGGCGAACGAGCCCGCGTTGCCGGTGTCGTTCGGACCTTGCCCGGATACGTAGTAAATCCGGCTGCGCGTGAACACGACGAGCTTGTCTGACAGGGACGCAAGCGCCGTGATTCCGTCTGGCGAGTCGCTGAGGGAGAGGGTCAGCTGCTCATTGAATCCGGGGGCCTCGCCTTCGATCAGAATCTTGGAAAACCACAGCAGAGTGCCGCATCCCGCCCAGACGCGCCCGCCGTGGACGCATACCGCTTGCGCCGTCTCGACGGGGGAGTTGCCGAGCGTGCCCCCATCCGTGTAGACGAAGCCCAACTTAAGCGCGACGAGTCCGGCGTCGGAAAGAACATCCTTGAACGTGACGGTATTTACCGTCTTGTCATTGATGATAGCGTCCACCTCGGAAGCCTTGGGCGGCGTCAATCGGTAGAACAGCTCGCCCGCGTTGGTCGTGCGGAAGATCGCCACCGTGACGTCCCGCATCTCGCCGTTTGCGTCGTTGCCACGCCGCGTGAGACACAGCGTCGTGATGTCGATGTCGACGGCATCACTCGGGCCGGGGACCGTGATGCTGACGGGTAGACACGGCTCCGATCGGTGCAGGTTTCCGGCTCGGTCGGTCCATTCGTAGCAAGCCACGTAGAGATACGTGCCAGCCGCGAGACCGCCACCGCCGAGGTCTGGACGGAGGTTCAACGCGGGAGCCGCCGCGAAGCTCGTCTCGACGTCCGAGAGACCATCGTACGAACCGAGGTAGGCCCCGGTGTGGAAGAGACATCCGCGCGCTTCGGCAGGCTGGCCGCGAAAGCTGGCTTGCGAGCGCGCGAAGTCGAGGCGCGCGGCCGCGACCGTCGACGTGCTCACAGTCTGTACGGCCGCGCCGTTGTACAGCTCGAGCGCGCATTCCAGCGTCGTATCGCCAGAGAGAACCATCGCGCCGTAGGGCTGCTTGGTGATCGCTGCAGCGAGGGGGCCCAAGAGGGAACCGAGCCGCGTAAGGATCCCTTCGAGGGTGCCTAGATACGGAGCGTCGCCGGGACGGTCGAGGCACACGAGACACACGGTGTTCCCAGCGGCGCCAACGCGCACGACGCTCGCCAGCGCGAACACGCGCCCCTGGTACGGGTACGGTCGAGAGAGAAGGGTCGCGTTCACGCTTGAGAAGATCGGCCCGAGGGGAACGCCTGCGGTGTCGCACGCCTGGGCGAACGTCGAGCCGGTAACGCCAGCAGAGACGCCGTTCCAAACCGCCGTCACGCGCCCGTTTCCGTCGATGCACCCGGCGACTCGCACGCCGGACGCACCCGCGTCGAACACCACGCCCGTCCCGCCGCCGGGGTCGGGATACACCACGCCTTCGACTCCGTTCCCGGCATCGAAGATCACTGCCTTGCCGACGCCCGAACGCGCGCACACGGAGAGGGATGCCACGACTCCGCCCGTGAGGATGGCGCTCGACGTCAGGACAGCACCGGTATCGTCGCGCTCTTCGAATTGGATCGTTCCCGGGGCGGCCGCGTCCACGTAGGCCACCACGAACCGAGCGGGATCGTTCGTGAACGGCGCCGCGTCGAACCGGTCGAGCGTTGCCGGGATGCCCGGGAGAAGGACCGCCGTGGTGACGAAAGACGTGGTGTCGATCAGATGGAGGTGCAGAGGACCCGGGCCCCACACTGTTGCGCTGTAGTTCCCCAGGGCGAAGTGCGCGAACGTTAGGGGCGCCTGCGTTGCGATCTTCCGGTCATTCACGACAACGGCCCCGGTCCGCACGTCTTCCAGGCGCGTCACGAGCACGGTCGATCCGGTGACGCTCGTGTCGTCGTCGTACACCGCCCACGCGTACGACCGGATCCCTGTGTCCGCGATGGCCACCTGGGGGTGCACCGCGCCCACGTAGGGGTTCGCCACCGGGACGACCACGGCGCTTGCCGCGCAAACGTCGCCCTTGTCCGCCCACGCCCCCGCCTGCGGGGAATAGCTGTACACGTGCGGCAGTCCGTCGGACGCACCGGCTGTTGCGAGCAGCTCACCGGCAACGGTCGAATCGATCCACGCTGGGAGAGCGACCGAGCCGGCCGGGTCGATCACGCCAGAGGGAAGCGCCGTGTGCCCGGGGCGCTTCGTGAACGCCCCGCGCGCGTTGATCAGCGCGTTCTCAGCGCGGAGCCATCGACCATCGGGGGGCAGGTAGCGCGCGTCGATGTCCTGTTGAAGGCCGGACATCGGAGAGATTTCGAGTTGCTGGATCTCGAGCGGCATTACCATACCAACACGTCAGCGCGCCCGGAGACCGCGGAAACAAGGGTGAGACGCTTGTCATCCGTCGGGGTACCCTCGTACACACCAGCGGCGACAGGGGCCCCTACGGGGCGAGAGATCATCCATCCCGAGAGCTGCCGTCCGAGACCATGAATCACTGTCACGGTCCCGACCGAGAAGACCACACCGGGGATCCGTCGCGCCCGCGCGAGCTCGCTCGTCACGGCGGGGGCTGCGTCTTCGGTGACCTGCCGCACGGCGGTGTCCACCTTCGCGTCGCCGGTCAGCGGGACGCGGGGCGGGGGAGCCGCCGGAGGGGAGCCACGGCGCGGGGCGCTCATACCCGCCACCGGCGCCGGTAGCCGCCCATGCGGGCGCGCGCGAGCTCGCGAATGCCGCCGCGCACGTCGGTCACCTGTTCGGGCATCCCTTGATCACGCTGGCCAGCGGAAGCGCGGATCCGCGCTTCGAGGCGCGCGCATTCCTCCGCGGCGCCGGACCAATCCGACTCCTCCTTTTTCAGCCACTTCCGCGCGAGATCCCACGCGATCCATTCCTCCCAGCCATTCACGCCATCGTACCAATTGTCCACGGTCGGGGACGGGTCCGTATTCAGGATCGGAATGAACCGGTACGTGACGAGAAACGCCACCTTCGGAACGGGAAGGATCTCGATCTTCGCGAGCGGCGCCGTCCCCGGCATGCCCGGCAGACCCTGCGTCCCGGTGAGCCGATAGCGAGAATCCTCCGGCTGTGCGTAGCCGAGGATTCCGTCCGAGAGCAGGCCGGCAACGTCCCGCTCCATGAACGGCGAGAGCGCCACGACGCCGGGGACCGTGCTCGTCACGATGTAGATACCGAGCAGCGTCAAAAAGCGCGCGTTCAACGTGTAGAGCTTCGTTCCCGGAACCGTGGTGAACGAATCCTCACTCGACGCGTAGGCTTGGCCGAATGCCTCGCGCAACATGTCCATGAGCGCCTGCGCGCTCGCATCGCACATTTCCACGGCTTCCGCCGCCGAGACGAACGTGGAATTCTCCATGTTCGCTCGACGGCGCGCCTTTGCGATGATGGCGTTTCGCGAGACACCGGCCACGGGTCAGCCCTCGTCCTCTTCCTCGCGCCCGCAGCACGCGACGAAATTCTCGAGCGCCATCGCGACGGCGGACATGTCGAGCCGATCGGGCTTCAACCCGAGCGCTTCCACGAGCGTCCGCGCCGCGTCCTCCATCTCGGACGGCTCGTCCGTCTCCTCCGCCTCGACCTCCTCGCCCTTCCCGTCTTTCGACGGTCCGAGCGCGATCATGAGCCCCCCGCCCTTCACGTGCTCACCGTCGAGTTTCGGACCGTGAGCGCGAAACTGACCGTCTCGTCCGGCGTGGGATCGAACGGCGCGCCCGCCATGTCGAGCACGACGAATTCGATCCGCCGAAGGTCGACGTCCGATAGCGACGAGTAGTCGCTCATGAGCACGACCGACGGAACGGCCGTCCCGGTGTCAGAGTAGACGTTCCCGTCGAGCCTGACGAAGTCGGTGGGCCAGTTCTCCTTGAACTTGATCCGATACCCGCCCACGCCGGAGCGCGAGACGGATTCAACGGCTTCGCTTCCTGCTTCGAGCGTGGGGGCGCCCACACCGTTGAAGCGGATTCGACCGAGCAAGGTGACGATGAAATCCTTCGAGACCATCGCCGCCCGCTGGCGCGTTTTCGTTCCCATGTGATTCTCCTTTCGAGAGAGGGATCCCCACCGGTTGCCCGGCGGGGTATCGCTCAGAACGTCACGCGAACGACGTGCAGCGGCTCGCGCACGCGGAACTGGCCTCGGTAGCCGACGCGGAATTCGATCGCATCGGCGCTCGCCTCGCGAAGGATCCCCTTGTTGTCGAGCGCGCCGTACTCGAGGAAGCGCGGCGCCTTTCCGAGCGTGCGCAGCTCGAGCACGTCGAGCTTCACCAGGTACGCGGTCCCCTTCGGACAGTCGGGATCCGCGAAGACCTTGAGCGGCTGCGCGTTGCCGGTCCCGACGATCATGAAGCCCTCGTACCCGACAGCTCCACCGTCCGTGGACTTCTCGTAAATCCGCTCGGCCTTCGCGCCGAAGCCGATCGTGATGTCCGAAACGTCGTCCGGGTTCGCGAAGCAGTGCGTGAGCTTCGAGCCACGCACGAACGCGTAGGAGAGCGCCTTCTGCAGCGTCTGATCCTTCGGGCCACCGCCGCCGTTGTACCTCTGCCCGGCGAGGCGCGTGGGCATCACGGAGCGGTCGACACCGAAGAAGTTATCGCCGGCGGTCGGCGCCGTCGCGGGGCACCAGTCCGAGAGACCGGAAATCTTTTTGTTGTAGTCGCCGTCGACGAACAGGTAATCGCCGGCCGCGAAACCGGCGATGCCGGCATCCCACGCCGCGGCAGCGGAGAGGGTCCCGGTGTCCTCGTCGATGGCCGTGATCTCGACCGCGCCCACGTTCTGAGCGCCGGTGCCATCCGTGGACGAGCTGCCGATCTTCATGCCCACCGCGAAGTGCACGACGTCGAGCGGCTGGGCGAGCGTGAACGTCAGCGCCGCGGCCACGTAGGCCCCGACGCGCCCGATCGTGCCGCTCTTCCCGCGGTACAGCGCACCGGCGAGGGAGATCCCGATCGTCGTGAACATGCCGGCGATCTCGAATTCGAGACCTTCGGCCATCGTGTAGGGGTCACCCACCGCGGCCTCGAGAGCTTCGCCGTCGATGCTCCCCAGGCCGTAGTCGGAAACGCGCGTGAGCGTGAAGTCACGCTGCGCGTTCGGGTTCTTGTTCGCCTGGGCGTTGGCGAACGTCGCGCTTCGCCCGTTGCCCTGGGCGAAGTTGACCGTCTGGACGTAGTTCTTGCCGCGGAAGGTGTCGTTCTTCGGAACGAGACCGAGCAGCGGGTGATTCTCGTACGCGAGAACGGCAACGCGCTTCTCGAATACGGTCTTGAGGATCGGTGCGAAGCTGGTCAGCGATGCATTGGTCATAGCGTCCTGTGTGGACGCGAGAGCGACCGATTACCGCGAAGCGCCGAGCCCTCGAATGGCTGCGGCCAGTGCGGAAACGGTGCCCTCGCGAGTCGTGGCGGGCTGGGCGATCTGCGACCGCTCCTTTCCCGCTCCGTTCGTGAGAGTGCGGACACCGCCCCGCTTGCCGCGAGACTCGCCGGGGGATGCGCCCCGTTCGCCTGGCGTCGTGCTGCTCGGCACGCCAGCGCCTCGTTTCGCGAATCGCTTCGCCTCGCGCGCGTTGTACTCGCGCAAAATCTCTTCGTTCGTCGGGAGCCGATCCCACCCCTGGCCAGGGTGCGCAGCGTCGAGCCGCTGCAGCTCCGCGTGGATCTCGCGACCGATCTCGATCGACGCCGCGACGAACGCAGGCCCCGGGAGCGCGAGCACCACGCGCCCGCTGGTGTCGTCCTTCTCTGCGAGGAACGGGTACTTTTCCGGGTCCGCGGCCTCCGTCAGGAACGCGCGCCGCTCGTGCTCTGCCGCGGCTCGAGCGTGCTCGGCGCGCTGCTTCTCCTCGGCTTCGCGCCGCTGCTTCTCGGCCGCTTCGATCTCGACGCGCGCAGCCTGTCGCGCGCGCTCCTCCGGCGTGTCCTCCGCCAGGATCTGCTCGGTCAGCGCGTTGATGTCGATTCCGAGTCGCCGGATCACCTCGCGAGGGCTCTTGCCGACAAGCCCCTTGATCTCGCGAAGTGCATCGAGCTCGGCGCGCTCCTCGCGCGTGAGGCCGATCCGCTGCTCTTCGGCGCGGAGCTCGGACATGCGCGCCTCGACCTTTTTCTGGGCCCTCGCCGCGCGCCGCGCGATCCCGCGGTACTTCTCGGTCCCGTCCGGCTTCGCTGGCTCGCCCGGCTTCTCGCCGTCGCCCTCCGCGGACGCGTCGCCATCGCCCTCCGCGGGCGCGTCCGGCTCGCCGTGCTCGGCGGGCGTCTCCTCGCCCCCGGCCTCGCGCCACGCGTCCACGATCGCGCCGCGGAGCTCCGTTGCGTCTCCCTTCGCGCTCGACTCCGACTCCGCGCCGCCGGCGCCCTCCGCGTTCGTGCTCGTCCCCTCGTCAGCCATCCGTTTGCCCCTTTCGTGCGATCCAATCCGCTTGCGCCTCACGCACCGCGGTCGCGTCGTCCTGACCGTCGAACAAGAACACCTGCCCCTTCGGGCAAAGGTGGTTTCGCCGGACCGGAAGCCCCCCGACTTCGTCCGGCGTGATCGTGTCCGCGGGGTGGACGTGAAACGCCACCGGCGTCCCCTCGAACGCCTGCAGCGCTTCGAGTAGCCGGCGCTCGGCGTCGAGCCGCGCCGTCCGCGTCGCCGGGTCCACCGTCGGGCGCGCATCGACCGTGAGGGCCCGCGCGAGCTTCGCGGTTCCTGCGAGCACCCCGAGCCTCATGCAGCCACCGGGGGCGCCTGGGGCGCGGCAGGGGGCGCGAGCGGGGCACCGTCCGCAGGGGGGGCGCCCGGGGGCGCGGGCATCATCGCCGCGGTGTTCGTGAGCCATCCGCGAAGGAGCGACATGCGCTCCTCGTCGAGGTCATCCACGATCGCGAGTTGGTACCGCAGCGCGCCCACCTTCATGCAAAGCGCCAGGTTCAGGATCGGCTCCGGCATGATCGTCGGGTCGAGATCGTCCAGCATCCGATCGATCAACGCGTCGATCGCGTCGCGCGGCGCCGTCGTGAGCTCGCTCTCACTCTCGATGTCCGGGAAGTTCATGAGCCGGAGGATCGTTTCCGGACCCCATCCGAGCGCCTGGGCGAGGCCGCTCGACACAAGCTCGGAAAGCCTCGCGAGCTTCCCCGTTGGCGTGTTCGGGAGCAGGCTCGTCGGCCAACGCTGCAGCACATACCCGTCGTCCAATCGGAGATCGGACCACGCGATCCGTTCCGTCTTCCCCTTCGGCGAGCGGTACACGACCTCGTAATCCGAATCGGCTTCCGCGAGCTCCTGACAGGTCTGGACCACGAGCGTCCCGACGTCGACGGCGAGCCCTTCGTACTCTCGCGCCTGCGGCAGGTACGCCTTGCTCGTCGTATCGTTGTACGTCTCGAGGGCCACGCCGGAAGCGTTCTTCAGCCCGGCCGGGATCTCCGCTCGAGCTGCCATGCTGGACGTGCGAGCGCGCTCGAACGCGCGCTGGTACTGGCGCTCGAGCCACGCGTACATCTCCGGCGCTACCGTCGCAGGAGCCATGAACAGTGGCGGGTTCCCGGTGAATTCACCGATGGTCCCGATTCCGTTCTGGATATGCGCTTTGTTGATCTTCGACCCGCGCTCTACCCACACCTGGAAGCCGGCCTGTTCGTGTGCGATGTCGATCGCGATAGCCGTCTTGTTTACGTTGTACTGGATCCCGACGAGCATTTCGCACACGCCGCGCCCGTAGAATCCGAACGGGCGTCGAGACCATCGCATCACGGCAATCGGGAAATTCGGACGCGTCCACTCTTCGTCCACGAGCGTGGCGCCGTCGCACACGATCACGTGCCGTCCGTCCTCCGCGTCCGGCCCGCTCGGCAGGTGCCACGACTCGATCACGACGATGACATCAGCGACGTACGTGCTGCGAATCGCCCATGGCCCCGAGGGCATCCCGGCCGCTTCGATCGCCGTCGCGTGCTCCGGCCACATTTCCGCGGCCTGACCGCGGTCCATGTACTTGACCCGGTGCATCGAGCGCGGCCGCCGGTCGTACCCGTCGACTTCGTCCACCAGGATTTCCCACGGGTGAACGCGCTCGATCTGGACCTTGCCGTGCGCCGCGAACACGTGGACGAACCCGGTTCCAAACCGGATAGCGTCGTGCGCGCAATCGGGAAACGCCTCCCCATAGACGTCGCATTCCTGAAAGACGCCGTCGACGAACCGGTTTGCTTTCTGGATTCGGCGGCGCATTTCGTACCCGCCCCCGACCGACAGGAACATGCACCGTGGCTGCGCCTGCGTGATCTCCGCGTGCAGCGTGTCGCACACGGTTTCCACGACGTTCAAGCTGAGCGGCTCGAAGTCGAGCGCTGCCCACGCATCCGCGCGGCTCCCGGGCGTGATCTCCGAAGCCGCCGAATCCGTGCAGAGGGAAAGCGCCGTCTCGTACCGGTCGAATTGCGACGTGAGATCCTCACGGATCTTCGTCACCAGCGGCCACACCGCGGACGCAGGCTCGGCGGTCCGCCAGAAACGCACGTCGCTCGGCGGGCCGAACACGGACCACGTCGCGCCCTGCGTCACGACCTACCCCCGAACGGCAGGCGCTGGCGCTTCCCCGCGCCCGCGCGGTACAGCACGTCTTCCGGCGAGCGCTCGTCATCGTCGCCGGCCGGCGCGGGGAGCGTCGCAAGCACCGGTGCGGACGCCGGCGCGCGTGTGAGGTCGACCGTCACGTCACCGATCGTCAGAACGCCCACGCCACCGGCGCGCATCTCCGCCACGAGCGCCCGCAGGGCGGCCGGTGTCACCCCGCGGACCGCATCGGACGGCTTCTCGGGGCGCCCCTCGCGCCCGGCGCAGCGCGCGCAGCGGACGGCCTCCGACGGGACCACTCCGCGGCACGCCGCACACTCCGCGCTGAGGCTCACCGGAACCCCCGGGGCCCCTTAGCCGAGGGCCCCGGCGCCGCAGCCGAGGGGGAAGGGGCAGGGGCACCGGCGCCGGGACCTTCGCTTGTGGCCGGAGTGAGGGGCTCGAGCTCGATCGCGCGGCCTGCCGCGTCCGCCCACCGACGGACGCCGTGCTCGCGCATCCACGCTACCCGCTTCGTCTCCCATTCCTCCGGCACAGTTCAGCCCTGACACAGCCTGTGCCAGTGTGTCAAGTGGCACAGACGAACGCCCCCGGAGACCTGCAGCCACGAAGGTTTCCGGGGGCGCCGAGAGCCGCCGCTCCGAGGAGAGCTCAGTGTGCCACGTGTGCCGTGGCACACGCAAGGGCCATCGCGACTACCCCTCGCCCTGCCGGCGGAGCTCGTCGGCTTCGGCGCGGGTGAGCGTCCCCTCCGGCGGGAACGCGAGCGCGGAGAGCGCGCGCATGTCCTCCTTCGCGCGGAGCTCGTCGCGCTCGATGGCGACGGACGCCGCCCAGAGAAGGATCCGCCCGAGATCGCACGCCGTGAGGTCGCAGCCATGCGACCGGGGCACCTCATCGGTCCGCCGCTCGACGCGAAGCGCGTCTCGCTCCGCGCGGAAACGCTCGGCGTCCTCGCGCGCTCCGGCCGCGGCGCCCTTCGCGTCGGCGAGATCGGCGCGGAGGTGTCGATTCTCTTCCTGCAGCCGGTCGATCTCGCGCTGCGCGTTCGTGATCACCTCGCCCGCCGTCACGTCGCACCGCCCTGCGCGGCGCGGAGCTCGTCGCGCTCGCGCACGACGTCCAGCGCGAACCGCAGCCGATCGCACGTCTCGAGGTTCTCGGCCGCCCGCTTGCGCCAGCGCTCGCGCTGCTCCGCGTGCTCGTTCATGGCCTCACGGAGGTTATCGGCCACCGCCTCCAGACGGCCGATCGTGCGCGCGGCTTCACGGCAGCACGCCCGCGCCTCGTCCCGCTCGCGCACCAGCCGATCGATGTTCTCCGCCATCTGCTCTACCCGCGTCTTCGCCTTCGCTTTCCGTGCCATCCCATCACCCTCTCTTCCGGCGTGTGTGTCCGCGCCATGCTCGCGAGGTCCGCCAATTCCTCGCGTGCGCCTCATCCTCTGCAGCCTCTTCCGCGGCTTCCTCCGCCGCTCGAGCCTCCGGTGTCCCCTGCATCGGCGCGGGGGGCGGGGGCGCTTCGACCGTGCGCAGCGCCCGCACGCACCGCGCGAGCGCCGGCCCGAAGTCTCCGTGTCGTCCGTCGGTCGTCCGCGCCCATTCTATCCGAACCCCGGCCGGTGTCAGTACGCGTCGCGCCCCCCGCAGATCGTGTGCCACGTTCGCCGGCTCCGGCGGTAGCTCGAGATCGTGCAGCGCCAGCGCGAGCCGTAGCGCCTCGTACATCTCGCGGAGCTCGTCCCCCTGGGCCGCCCGCTCCACGAGCATCACGCCCGTGTTCAGCTCGCGCGACAGCGCGCGCAGCGAGTCCGCGGCCCACTGATCGGTAAGCACCGTCGTTACGCCGTACGGGAGCACGCGCGCTGCCAGCTCGCGCAGGACCACGGCGGGATCGAGCGGGTTTCGCTGCGATCCGCGCCACTCATGCGCGAGCGAGATCGACGCCTTCGGCACGCCATCGACCCACCGCTTCGTCCCCACGACGAGACACCAGCCGTTCCCGCGCGTCGCGGGATCCATCGCCGCGACGTACACGCACCCGCGCTCGCGCGGCAGGATCGGCGGGCCAGCGCGAAGCGCCCGGTCCGTCCACTCGTGCGGGATCCACGAGTCGACCGCGCTCGTCCACACCGCGTCGTGCTCGCGCGCGGCCTTGTCGGGATTGACCGCGCGCATCGCTTCGATGCTCGACGCGGGGAACGACGGATTCAGCGCGCGCGTCGGCGCGTGCACGACGAGCCACGGGACGCGCCCGTCCGCGTCGGGCGGGGGAGGCGCGCCGTAGTGCCGTCGCCAGATGTCGTGCAGCAGACCGCTCGGCGCCGCCGGGCTCGAGATTACCCACTGCTGCCCGCCTGGAAGCACGCGGGGGCTCGCCGCGTCGAGCGTGTCCTCCGCGGACACCGCCGCGCCGTCCGTCTCGCTTCGCCAGGACGCCGCCTCTTCGACCACGATCGCCGCGAGCCACACACCGCGCACGCTCTCCCCGCCTGCCGTCGCAGGCACGACCGTCAGAGTCACCTCGCGCCCGTCCGGCCGGCGCATCACGACGGCGTCTGCGGTCGGCTTGCCGACGATCCGATCGCGCAGCCCGTCGCGCCGCATCACGCCGAGGAGCTGACGGAAGGTCTGCCGCGCCGCGCGCACCGTCGGCCCGACGATCACCGCGAGGACCGGCTCGTACGTCTCGACCTTCGCCAGGTCCGCGCGCAGCGCCCCCCAGATCGCCGCGCACACGGCGAGCCGCGACTTGCCCCCGCGCACCCCGGCGACGATGCACACGCCCCGCGGCGGGGCGACCGGCGTGCGCCACGCGAGGGAGCCGAGGTAGCGCTCGAGCTCGTCGTCGGGTAGCTCCGCGCCGGCCGGGTAGCCTTCGGCGAGTCGCACGGTCGCGAGCTGCAGCGGCGAGGCGTCGAGGCCGGCGTACCGCTTGCCCGTGACGAGCTCTTCGAGGGTCCGCGGGACCTCGACCCCCGGCAGGTCCGGCAGGGGCTGCGGACGAGCGGCCTGGCGCCGGCGCTCGAGCTCGGTCGCAATCTCCCCCAGCCCCCCGTGCACGCGGCACGTCGAGGCCGTGATGCCCTGCACACGAGCTCGCGGGGCCTGGCACGGGATGCCCCGCGTCGTGGGCGTGCCGCACAAGGGCGGTTCACGCGCCACGGGCGCACCACCTCAGGGCGATAGCCAGCGTCACCCAGCACGCGCCACGGGCGCAGGCCAGCGACACCCAGCGCGCGCCGCACGTGCGCCCCCAGCGCGAGCACACTCCGGCGTGGGTGATCCTCGGACACCGCCCAGCGCCCCACGTCGGCCCCTCGCACCGCTGCGCCGCCCACGGCCGCCCGCACTCAGCCACGGCGGCCCCCGCAGGCCAGGGCGAGCGCGAGCGACGCTCGGCAGTCCGGGTGGACGTGGCAGAGCGCGACGCCGCGCACGCAACGGGTCCGGCGCGGGTCCGTCGGCTGCGGCTCGCACACTCCGAGCACCACGGCTCCGCGGCGTACCAGGTAGTACTCGCGCCCCGTCGGTAGGAACCGCGGCACCGGGCGCCACGCGCACGGCGGCGCGGCGGGCGGGCGCCACCACGGCCGGCGCTCGAGCATGGCAGGCGGCACCGGCCTGACGGGCTGCCTCCCGCACACGGCAGGCCTCACGACGCACCGCCTTGACGCACCCAGGATGACGCGGGGCGCTGTCCTACCCAGGCGACAACCTGCCCACATGGTGCGAGCCATGCCGACACTGTGGTTTGACTGCCCACATGGTGCGAGATCCGCCCACCATGTGGTTTGACGCGCCGCGGCGCGTCCCGAGGGGGAAAGGGGCGCGCCGGGTGCCCCCTACCGAGCGCGAGCGCGCATATCGACTGACCTCCGAGCCTTTTTTGGCTGCGAAAACGTATCCCACACTCGTTTTCCGCGGCTTTCTGACTGACCTCCGCCGCCCCCGTATTAAGAAATACGGGGGGCGGAGGACAGTCGAGAACCGACCTCCCAGAGGTAGGTGAGACAGTCACGGAGGTCGGTGAGACAGTCATGACGCGCTTTCCGGCATGTAACTTGCTTGCCTTGGCGGCTTCCGCCGCATATGTAACCAGCGTGTATACCTTCTCGCCCCTCTTTCCAGAGAGGACGGAAATCACGCCTTCGAGGAGAAGAGATTCGAGGGCTTCGAGTTTCGTCATGCGGTTCCCGGGGACGAGGGGTCGGCCGTCCTCAGCGCGCCCCTTCTCGATGGCGCGGGTGTTCAGGCCGGTGGCCCCGGCGATTCGGAGGGCGTCGACGATGGCGGTGCGGGCCCGATCCCAGCCGGGGGGAGCGGCGTCCTCGCCTGCGGTCTCGTCGGTGACGAGCTCCAGCCCGAGACCGGGGGGGCGGTCCGCGCCGTCCTCGCGGGTCCCGACGTCGACCAGCCGGATCCGCCGCTCGGGGCAGCGCTCGCCGAGGGAGACCTTGCCCTGTTCGAGGCGCATCACGCCGTCTCGGGTACTGACGTGCCACGTGGTGTCGCAGGCGTCGACGATGGCCCCGGACCCGCGGATGCGGTGGACGGCGTCGCGGGTCCCGCCGTCGCTCGCCGGCTTGCCCTCGTGGTGGATCACGAGGAACGTGCACCCCGTGCGGTCGCTGACTTCGAGCAAGAGGTCCAGGTACCGGCGGACGTCGCTGCTGTTTTCCTCGACCCCTGGGGTGAGGGCGCGGAACGAGTCGACCACGGCGAGCACGGCGCCGTCGCACGTCGCGAGGAGACGGGCGCGCGCGTCCGGTGCAGTGAGGGCCCACGAGCCGAGCTGGCCGCGCGACGCGACTTCGAGTTGCGTCCCGGCGAGGTCGACCCCGCGCGACCACGCGAGCCGCTGGTACCGGCGGATCACCTCGCGCTCGGACATCTCGCCGTTGACGTGGACGACGCGCCCCCACCGTTGGACGTGGAGACCGGCGAGGCACGTCGACGCGCCCGAGGCGACGGCGAGCGCCGTGTCCATGGCGAGGAACGTCTTGCCGCTGCCCCCGAACGCGGAGAGCAGCGTGGGGCGCCCGGGCGCGAGCTGCAGCCCCCGGACGAGCCACGCGATCGGCGGTTGCGGCGCCGCGAGCTCCGCGCCCCGGAGGCCGACGATCGCGAGGGACGGTGCGGGCGGCGCACCGGGCGCCGATGTTGTCGCGGGCCGCGCTTCCGTCGCCTCTCCGGTTGACACACGGTCCGGTGTCGTGGCAGGCGCGCTCTTCGGGTACCTCGCGTCCGCCGCGGCGCGCGCGTCCGGTCCGAGCGCGTTCAAGGCGTCCGTCGCGGTGCGCCCGTGGCAGTGCGAGTGTGAGCAGTGGAACCAGCCCACGCGCTCCCCGGTGCGCGGGGGCATGAGGACCGTGCTCGTGTCGTAGTCCTTTCCGCCCGTGTGCTCGTGTCGCCACGGGCAGAGCACGGCGCGCCGTCCGTCCCGGAGGCGCTTGCCGAGCCACCCGACGTGCCCGAACGCAGCGCCGAGGACTGACCACGCCGCGTCACCCTCGCCTCCATCCTCCGGCGCTTCCGGCGGCGCGATGCCGGCCGAGAACCACGGCGGGACCGGCTCCGGCTCGCCGCCGGTGGTCCACTCGTACGGCGCCGCGACGACGGACGGGGGCGCTACGACGTAGGCCCCCGCGCCCTGCAGGTCGAGCCCCGGACCGAGCACGCCCTTACGGAGCTCGCCGCGGAAGTAGAGATGGCGGCCCGGTACGTTCGCGTCCGTTCCGAAGCTGCGCGCCTCTAGGGTCGCTGGGAGCGGCCCGTGCTTCGCGACGAGACGCGCCAGCGTTTCCTCGCCGCCGTTGCGCGGGTCCACGTCGAGCACGACGAGCCCGGACGCGCCGCACGCGATCCCGATGTTCGCGTCCGGGAAGCGCGTCCACCACGCGCGGATCTGGTCCGGGTCCGTCGTGGCATCGAGGTAGCCCCGGCCTCCGGCCATGGGCGTCTTCGCGCCCCGGTTGAGCGGGAAGACGTGCCAGCCCAGCGACGCGAGCTCGAGCGCCTGGGCGAGCAGATCGAGAGACGTGGTCGCGGGCATCACAGGGTCACCGTCAGGGTTTCGGTGCACCACAGGGAGGACCGAGGGGACCGAGCTCCGCGGGCCACGGCGCCGGCGCACGTGCCGCGCGCGGCAGAGCACGAAGGGGGCATGAGCTGCAGGCGAAGCCACGCGACGATCGCAAGGCCACGGTCGCCCCCGCACATGAGCGGGACCGGCGACAGGATCCGGTAATCGGAGCTCACTCGCTTTCCCCGTTCCGCGCCCGCGCGAGCGCTTCCTTCGCTTCGTCCACGGACCGCACGACGGCAGCGAATCCGCCCATGCGGCGAACGAGCTCGAGCCACGCCGTCTGTTCGGGGCGCACGCGCCCGGTTGGGGTTTTCACCTCAAGGGCGAAGAACATCCCGACGGGCCCGCACCCGCAGGGGCGGGCCCGCAGGATCCCCACGAGATCCGCCGAGCCCACGGCGAGGCCGTAGCGAAGCGTGCGCGCCGAGCCGTCGCTGGGATTCCACTCTTCGGTCTGCCCCGTCGTGTTCCGCCAGAGCACGAGGTCGGGCTCGTCGCCCAGGGCAATCCGGATCGCTTGCTGGATCTGCGTCTCGTTCATGCTCTTGCCCCTTCCGCTGCCTTCGACACGGGCCACTTCGGCCAGTGTCCAAACCGACCCTTGAATCGAATCCCCACCCACCCGGGCCGATACCCGCTACGCCGCGCCTGGGCGCAGAGGGCATCGAAGTACGCGCGCCGCTCGCCCTCGCTCGCGGTGCTCGTTACCTTCGCCAGCGCGGCCGCTTTCACGCGCTGCGCGGGCATCGGCGGAGGCGCCGAGCCACACCGCGGACACGCGCCGAGCCACGTCTTCGCGACGCGTCCGCACGACGCACACTGCCGGATCGGCTCCCCCTTCGCCTTGCCGGAGATCGCCCGCCCGGTGAGCGAGAACGCGCGATCGTCATCGGGCATCCCGTGCGCGTGTACCGCGCCTCGGAGGTCCACGAGAAGCGCGCGCGCCTTCCCCGGCGCGGGCCGGAGAACACGGCCGGTGATCTGCAGGAACATCCCGACCGACGAGCAGCCGCGCGCGAGGATCACAACCTCGGCTTCCGGGACGTCGACACCTTCGGTGAGCACCTGGACCGTCGAGAGAAACGGGATCTCTCCGCGCCGAAACGCGCGTAGCACGTCCCCCCGGTCGCGGGTCTCGCCGATCACGCACGCACCGCCGTGCTGCGCGGCGAGCTCGCGCGCCTCATCCTTCGTGCCGCAGAACACCAGCGCCCGGCCCTTCGGGGCGTACCGCGCGAGCGCCTCGGCCGGCGAACACGCGAGCGCCTGGGCGGCTTTCGCCGGCGCGATGACGTCGCACGGGACGAGCCACCCCGCTTCGGTGAGCTCGCGCACGCTCGCGACCGTGACGAGCTCGTCGTACACGTCCCCGAGAGCGGTGCGGTCTGAGCGCTCGGGGGTCGCGGTGAGTCCGAGGTGAGGCACGCCCGGATAAGCCGCGTACAGCGCGCGGTACGTCGCTGCGACGGCGTGGTGCGCCTCGTCCGTCACGAGCAGCGTCGCGGGGGGCCGCGCGTCCGGACGCGCCGTCAGGGTCTGCACGCTGCAGACCTGCACACGGGCGTCCGGCGCGCCGACGAGCCGGCCGCCGGACCGCGTCGCGACGTCCGAGCATCCGGCGGCGAGAAGCCGCGAAGCGACGTCGGAAACAATCTCTTCGCGGTGAACGAGGAACACGCACCGGCCGCCGCGCGCGACTTCGGCCTGCAGTCGCCACGCTGCGATCGTCCCCTTGCCCGCGCCGGTGGGCGCAACGACGAGCACGGACCGAGCGCCCCCGAGGAACGCGAGATCGGCCGCGTCGACGGCGCGCACCTGGTAGTCGCGAAGGCGGATCAATCCTCACACCCGGGGATTGAGAGCTGCCGTTTCACGGACAAGGGTTCCGCGTGGCTGCTCGGCTGCGCGTAGTACACGGCGCCGGAGAGGCGGTGCACTGCCCGCGCGTAGTCCGTGACGTCGGGTTCCATGTCAGTTGTCGAAGAGCTCGGCCTGCCGCTCCTCGGACGAGAGCGGGCGCGTATCGACGGTCTCGCCGGTGTCCGCCCGGACCAGCTCGGCAATCCCGCGCGTCTGCCGCACGCGCCAGTGGCACGGCACCTCGCGAGTCTCGCGGCCGGTGTCGACCACCTTCGCGAGCAAGTCGATCTTCGCGCGCTTCGCCTTCAGCTCTTCGCGGTACTTCGCGGCTTCGAGCTTCATGGTCGACTCGACCTCGGCGTAGCTGTCGACCTCGCGGGCCAGCGCCTTACCCCGCTCGCTGCGCTCCGTCTCGGTGATCTCGACCTGCATGGAACGGTATTCGGTATCCGACATGGGAACACTGCCTTTCTGTTCGGGATTGCGTTGTCTGGAATCGAGACGCACCCTCAGGCGATGCGGCCCGGGGGATTCACGGGATGGTCCAGCGCGCGATCGCCAGCGTCCAGCGGTGGCCACGTATCGATCGGCGACGCGGCGCCTTCGTCCACGTCCGAGAGCAGACGGTCGATCGCCGCTGCGATCTCGGCCTCGCTCGGCACGTCGTCACGCCGCACGGTTCCCCCCGACCGTCCAGCCATCGGGCCGGATCCTGCGGCATATCGCGTGGAGGCGAATCGCCGCATCGAGCCCCGGCGCGCGGACGCCGCGCCGCCAGCGCGACAGGCGAGCGCGGTCGAACGCCGCACGAATGGCGCGCGCCTTCGGGGTGTCGGTCTGTAGCAGCGCGTCGAGCGCCGCCGCGGAAGGAGGTACCATGCCCGAATGGCTAGCGCTTCGCGCGGTCGGTGTCAAATGGCATCGCGCTGTGTCGATGCCCCTTGACAGCGCCTCTGCTGTCAGCTAGACATGCGGACATGAGCCACATCGACCATGCCGACGCGATCGATTCCTGCCCCTGCTGCGACAAGTGCGGTCGATACCTGACCGCGTGGGAAGCGTCCGCCGCTGAGTGCGGCGAGGATGCCGTTGCCGGTCTCTGCGAGGATTGCGGTGAGATCGCGTGGCTCGCGCTGGTGTACGCCCCGACCGGCGCCGACGCGCTGGAAGGTGGCCGGTCGTGACTCCGGCGGAGAATCGAGGCGGCGGACGCGGCGCTGGAGGTGGCGTCGTGAGCCCCGCGGCCTGCGTCGCGATGGTCAACGCGTGCCGCCGGGCGGCTCGCATCGAGCGCGCGCTCGGCTCGCGAGCGCGACGCGCCATGCTGCACGCGGAGGCGCGCTACTGGATCGCCAGGGCGCACGGGCGCACGCACGCGGAGGCGCTCGCTGCGGCGGACGCGTCGTACCGGAGGGCGGCGTGAGCACCACCGATCCGAAATACCCGGGATGGGAGATCGACAAGTACAACGTCGGCCGCGCCGGCTCGGTCCGTGTCGACGTCTTCCACTACACCGGCGGGCCGGAGATCGACATCGAGCACGACACCTCGTGGGGATGCACCACGTACGTGCACGTCCCGCCCTTCGTCCTGGCCGCGATGCTGCGACAGCTCGGCTGGACGGTGACGGAGCCGGGAGGTGGGGCGTGATCCCCCGCCGGAACATCCCCGCGATGCGCGCCGCGCTGGACCGGTGCGCGTCGGACGTCGCTTGCTACCTGCGCCACGCGGGGTCGGGCGCGACGTTGTCCGGGCGTGGTCTCCGCCGCGCGGCGGGCCTGGACGCGCGCCTTGCTGGCGGCGACCCACGCCGCGTAGGTCTCGCGGGTGACGGTGGCCATCACGCCACCGCCTTCGCCGGCGCGGGCCAGCACGCATCGTCCGGTGCCTGCGGATCCGGCGCGACTGCTACCGGCGCGCCCGTGAGGCCGTGCGGGGCGCGCGCGCCGAGCGTCGCCTCGGCTCGTCGCCTGCCGTCGCGATGCGTCTTTCGGAGGCGCGGACGTGGCGCGAGCTCGGCAGCGCGTGGCTCGCCGCGGCGCGTGCATGGGAGGCGTGCGCGGCGTGACGGAGGCGGAGAGGGCGCGCGCGGAGGGGCCGCGGCCCGTGCTCGTGTGCGGCTCGCGCCGCTGCGGCGCGGGCGTGAGCAAAGATGAGCGCACCTGGGCGTCAAGGCCCGGGAATCGGCGAAATCCCGCCGATGCGTGGAAGGACACGCGCGTGGGGCCATGACCGGCAGTGGCGAACCAATCCACGCCACCGGGACCGGTCGCTTTTTACCTATGACATTCCGCGTCCGTTGCGCCCGCGCCGCTGCGGTGCGGGCGTGCGGACCATGGAAGTTGTCTGGATTCGAGAGGAGGAAGCTCATGTCTGAAATCACATCGATCCCCGCGAGCGTCGCGGCGGGTCTGGTCAAGGCGCGGCGCGCCGTGCAGTCCGTGGAGAAGGACTCGAAGAACGAGCACCACGGGTACAAATACGCCAGCGCCGAATCCATGATGACCGAGGGACTCCGCGTCCTGAACGAGGCCGGGATGTCGTTCTCGTGCGTGTCGTGGGTCGTCGTGCAGATCGAGCGCCCGCGCTCGATCGCGACCGAGTCCGGCGCCGTCGAAACCGTGATCGAATCCGTGCCGCGCCTGCGGTGCACGTTCCTTCTCATCGCGGAAGACGGCGCGTGCGTGAGCAGCACGACGGATAACGCCGTGGTCCCGGGCAAGGGGCGCCCGGAGGACAAAGCAGAATTCGGCGTCCTGACCGAGGCGTACGCGTACGCGCTGCGTGGCTGGCTCGGCATCCCGCGCGAGGACGAGCGGATCTCCGTCTCCGGTCGCGACGACACCGGCGCCGAGCCGGCTCGCCCCGGTCCTCGCCGCGGTCCGCCTGCCGCGCGTCCGCTCGCGCCCCCCGCGCCGGCGAACGATGCCCCGCCCCCGGCCGCCGGAGAGGTGTCGTACGAGAACAATCTCGCGCGGCGCATCCGGAATGCGCGGACGCCCGGTGAGGTGCAAGCGGCGCTCGGCGCGTGCAAGGCGGACCTCACGGCCGGCAACATCGACAAAGAGACGATGCGCCGTCTCTTCGCGCTCTACCAGGCGCGCAACGCGGAGCTGTCCCCCGCTGAACCGGGAACGGCGCAATGAGCGGCGTCTATGTGTGGCTCGCGCTCGCAGATCTCCGCGCGGCCGGCGCGTGCCAGGAGGGGATGGCCGAGGCCGAGAGCATGGCGCGTGGCCAGGGCCGCGAGGACAAGATCCGACTCCGCTGGGATCCGCTCGGCTCAGCGTGGTTCTGGGATGCCTATCCCGATTACGCGTCGTGGCTCGCTATCAATGGGCTGATTCCGCCTTCCGCGACGGCAGGCGACCGCGGCACCGCGACGGCAGGCGACCGCGGCACCGCGACGGCGGGCGACTACGGTACCGCGACGGCGGGCGACTACGGCACCGCGACGGCAGGCTACCGCGGCA